GGATCTACTTTATCGATTATTGGTAATTTAACTCTTACTAGTGGAAAAGCAACGATTGATAGTATTGAGATTGATGGACAAACAATTAGTGTAGTTGGAGGTAGTGCTGCAAATAGAAATTTAAACCTAAAACCAAAAGGTGACGGTAATGTAAAAATTGGAACAAACAGTAATAACGATCTAGAAGTTGAAGGTGACATCATAGCATTTGCTTCATCGGATATTACATTAAAAGAAAATATTACTTTAATTCCAAACTCTCTTGACAAAGTTTTATCATTAACTGGTAACACATTTACTTGGAAAACGGGTCACAAGTATGAAGGTCAGGATGATACAGGTGTGATTGCACAAGAGGTAGAGGCACTTGGATTACCAGGCATAACAACCACGAGTGATGATGGAACTAAGAGAGTTCGTTATGATAGATTGGTTCCAGTCCTAATAGAAGCTATTAAGGAACTTTCCGCAAAAGTTTCTGCACTTGAGGGTTCATAAATAACTAAAAAAATAACTGATGGCAAATATCAAGAAGAATTTTAATTTTCGTAACGGTGTTCAGGTAGATGATGACAACCTGTTAGTAACTTCTACTGGTCTGGTCGGTATCGGAACCACTGTGCCAACAGAAGCTCTTGATGTTCGTGGAAATGTAAAAATTATTGGTGATGCAACGATAACTAATGCAACAGTGGGTGTGCTTACGATCACTAATGTTGTTCCAACTCAAATAATTGGTGCTGGAGTTAGTATACAGAGTGGAATTGTTACCGCCCAAGGTACAGGAATAGTAACATTTTTTGGTGATGCACGATTTTTACAAGGTATGCCTACTTCACAGTGGGAAGATACAAATGCTGGATTTGGTGTAAGTAGCATCTATAATCAGGGTAGTACAGTTGGTATAGCTACCACAAATCCTCAATCAACTTTACAAGTCGGTGATAATGTTGATGGCGGGGAAAGGGGTGTAGGTATTAGTTCAGCTGGTAATATTAATGCGTCTGGTATTATAACCGCAACAGGATTTGTAGGAGACTTAACAGGTGATGTTGTTGGAAATCTTACTGGAAATGTTACTGGAAATGTAAATGGAAATGTAACTGGTAATCTTACAGGTGATGTAACAGGAAATAGCACAGGTAATCTTACTGGTCTTGTCAATTCTGCTGGTATTTCTACGTTTGCTGGTATCAACGCTACAGGTCGTATTGTTGGTGCAGCGACAAGCAACGTAATACCATTTTTGTATGGAAGTCTAAGTGATTTGCCATCTGCTGGAACATATCATGGAGCATTTGCTCACGTTCATAGTCAAGGTAAAGGTTACTTCGCACACGCTGGTGCTTGGTATGAATTAGTTAATAAAGATACTAGTGGTAATGTAACACTTAGCAAGGATTTAGATGTAGATGGACATACAAACTTAGATAATGTAAACATTGCTGGTGTAACCACATTTGCTGGTAATATTAATTTACCAGACAATGTTAATCTGCAGTTTGGAGACTCTCAAGACTTAAAAATATATCATGGTTTAGTTGGTGGACATAGTTACATTGAAAACACAACAGGTTCACTAAGATTAAAAAATGGTGGATCAACTGCATTAGAAATTGCAAATGATGGTACAACTGCTGTTAACAACCTGACTGTCACACAGGGTGTCAACGTCACTGGTATTATTACAGCATCTACAGAATTAAATTCACCATTAATCGGTGTTGGAACTGATGCACCTGCAAATGACATACAAGTAAGAAAGTCCAGTAATGCAGAGATCCAAGTAACAAGTGATACAGGTGTTGCAGGTTTAACAGTTGGAAGAGAAGCAAGTACAGGTAATACAAATAATGCAGAGTTTAGATATGGTGGTGGATCAGGTGCACCTTATAGTTCAGCACAGTCACTTGATATTCTAAATTATGGCACAGGTAACTTTAATTATCATTTAAGTGCTGCTAATCCAAGCGGTGTTAATGGTGATTTCCATTGGCACAAAGGATTAAATACAAGATTAATGACCCTTACAGGCATTGGAGGTTCATTAGGTATCGGTGTAACTGTACCATCAGCCAAATTTGAAGTTGCTGGTAGTTCAAAATTCACAGGCAGTGTTGAAATAACTAACAATTTGACTTTAAGTGGTGCTTTAAATGCAAACATCACTGGTAATGTCACAGGAAATCTGACTGGAAATGTTTTTGGATTAATTGACACACCTGTAACAGGTATATCTACAATTAATCATCTTCGTGTAGGTCAGGGAATCGGTATTGGTATAACAGACTCAGGTAATAAAATAAATATCGGATCAAGTTTAGATAATCGAATTTTCATTAATAATGATAGTCAAATTGGTATAAAGACAGATAGAATATCAGAGACAAACATAGCAGTCGAGATTTTAGGAAATGTTAGACTTAAAAAAGCTGTATCGGTTGGTGATACAACTAGATCAGCGGTTGATTTTTCTGATGCAGTTAATATATCAAATGAAGGTGAGACTGGATTACCATTTAATAGATCGCAACTCGCATATATGATACCTCCTAGAGTTACCACTACTCAAAGGAATTTACTTCGTGATGCACATACAAATTCTGCTACACTTCTATCAGGTGCGATGGTTTACAATACAACAATCAATAAATTACAAGTCTGGAATGGTAGTGGTTGGGAAACGGTAACTAGCAGCTAATGGTAATTAAAAACTCAGGCACTCCATTAAATTTTACTGAAATCGAAGACGAGTTCGGTCAAAATCCTGGTCGGAGTTTAGGTAGATATAAAACTTCTCATCCTGATTTTGGTGCAAAAAATCTTGGTGAATTAACAAATTTACCATTGGACACTGGAATTCCAACAGGGACAAACGATCCAATTAAATTTAGTCAATTTTATGGTAAAAGAGCAAATATAGTTGTTGATTTACATTCATCTGGTAATGCTAATTTTAATCACAACGCATATACTAATCGTTTTGCGAATGGTAATTACAATATAGTTGGTAATTATAGAACTACAGTTTCAAAAAGCACTTGGCAGGGTGGTAAGAAAGTAATAATACATATAAATCAACAATTTGGATCTCAAGGGGCTACAAATACAAATGATTTTGCACTTGAAATGGGTAATATAAGTGATAGTGCTACAAACGCTTGGCCAACAGCAACTATATTTGCAATTGATGTTGGAAGTAATGGTCTTGTTGGTGGTAAAGGTGGAAATGGTGGTGATAGGGGAAATGAGGAGACAAGTGGCGAAAATGGTGGAAATGGGACAAGTGGAATGAAAATACATTCAGGTTTTCAAGACGAAATTTCTGGTGAGTCAAGAATATTTGGCGGTGGCGGTGGCGGTGGAAGTGGATCTGGTGCTGAACAAAACGATTGGGGTGATAAAAACTCTGCCAGAGGTGGTGGTGGAGGCGGTGGTGCAGGATTACCAGGTGGAATAGGTGGTAATGAAGGCGGTGGAGGTCAAAATGGAACTGCAAACGCTGGAGGACAAGGAGAAAATGGTGCAAATGATGCAGAAGCAGTTGGTGGAAATGGAGGAAATGGTGGAGACAGAGGTGCAGCTGGTCAAAATGCTTCTGGTGGAGGGAGTATAGAGGGTTCTAATGGTAATGGTGGAAGTGCGGGAAATCAATACGTTTTTTATTGAATAAATTCATACCACCCTGTAGCAATATATTTTGTTTTTGTGTGACTTATTTGACCTTTATGGTGATGTGTCCAATAAGGTGGCCATAATACTAATCTACCTTGCATTGCTTGAACACCTATATCATATGAGGGAAATAATGTACCTCCATCATTCACAGAATTTAAGTATATCATCCAAACTAGAACACGCTTACCAGATAATCGATCTGTAACCTCACAATGAGTTTTATAATATCCATCACTAGGATTATATTTTTGTATATTATAAGCATTTGTAATTCTCCAAGGCGGTAGAGCATCAATGTCAGGATATACTTTTTTATATTCCTGAATATATGTTCTAAGACACGATGATATTATTTTGCTAGTGCTTGAATTGTCAGTGAAACTATGATTTATATCCGTGGATTTTTTTACATGTAATTTTATCTGATGATTGCCAGATTTTCCCTCTGTCTGATTTTCTTTATCATTTTCAAAGTCTTCAATAATTTGTGTACAAAAATTTTTATCTAGAGCATTGTCATAAATGGAAATAAAATTTGAAAAGTTAATCATTTTTTTCTTTACACCCAAAAAATGATGTAATAGCGTACCTTCCCCATCCATCAAAATAATCAGAGTTATCAATTTTGACTTTTCTTACACCGTGTTCTACCCAACCAGGAAAAATTACCATAGAATTATTACCACAGGGTATTTTCATATCATATTTGGGAAATTCCAAATCACCACCCTTAAATTTTTTAGGTTCTTTATAAAAATATGAAAATGCTAAAAACTGAAAAGGTTTATCAGTATGTGGATCATAATACTCTCCATTATGATAATATCTTACTTTTGTCACATCCCAATTAGTTTGATTTGCTATACTGACACATCCATGAATTTCTGAAAATGTATCTAATACACCACAATTAAAAAGTTTTCGATTGACAGTTAATATATTAGATACATTCCTAAAGTTTGCCTTCTCTTTTTCTTTTGTTCTATCACGATATATGTCATCGAGAAGTAATGCCTTTGCATTTGTGAATCCAATTACACCTCCATAATTTTCAGCAGGTAATAATTTATTGGGAGCAGTATAGAAATCTAATTCTTTCCAAATTAAATCTAATTCAAATTTATTGTAAAAATTATTAATGACCATCAAAGGAAATGGATCACAATATATTTCTGCTTCGAGTTGTTCTTTTGTCATACTTGACCACTTTGTATCCATGCCCAAGAGGTAACTAGATACTTATCTCCATCAATTGGTGGATTACCTCTATGAACGTGAGTATATTGACAGGGAAAAATTAGTACATCACCTGCGATTGCTTTTTCTCTCTTATTTTGATATAGAAATTCAGTCTCCCCTCCATCAAAATCGTCATTGAGATAAATTTGAACCACGAAGGTTCTACGAGCATCACTCACAGTACCATTTTCATAATGCCAAGTATGAAATCCTGCACCACACTTAATTTTTTTTACTTTACAATCGTGGATTAGAAATTGTCTTAAACCTAAAACTGGAAATTGTTGAAGATATTTGTCTATACAAGGTTGAATTTTTGGAAATATTTTATTTGTAATACTTGCAGCCATCGGTAAAGTAATACCATCATCTGAAAGGAGATTGACTGCATCTTGATCTTGGAACGGTCTATTATCCAACGCTTGAGGAAAAAGAAGTGAATTATCACCAAGAAAATCTATATGCTCAATTATTTCTCGACACTCATCTCTGGTAAATGCTTCTTTATATCGAATGATAAAATCGGTCATTCGATCATTTTCACTGTTCGCCATACATAATCTTTATCTTATACATTATAACATATATATTCTACTTGTCAAAACTAGATTTTTCAATTATAATATTCAGATGAGGATTGCAATTATTGGTGCAGGGAACGCTGGTTGTATTACCGCACTGCATTATCAAAAATACTTATCAGAACAATCAGATAAATTTGAAATAGAAATATACCATAGTCCCGATTTTCATCCAATTGAGAAAGTTGGACAAGGAACAACTATACCTGTTCCAAGACTGATTTGTTCAACTTTAGGTATAGATTGGTATAATAATCCAATTGATGCCACCATCAAGACAGGTATATTATATGAAGGGTGGGGACAAAAGAATGATAAAATTTTTCATCCATTTGAAATGCCAAATGCAGCAATGCACTTTGTGCCTAAAAAGTTATCAGAGTGTGTTATAAATTCAAAATTTTTTAAAGTACACGAGAAAGTAATAAACAATCCTGAAGATGAAATAGATGCGACTGTAATTTTTGATTGTAGAGGTAGGCATAATCGAGATTTAAGTAATTATGATTCACTTACTAATCCCTTAAATGCAGTTCTTCTATCTAAGAAATTTGAAAAAGACCCTGATTTAATTTACACACGTTGCGTTGCAACTCCTAATGG